AGTAAAATGCATGCTGTAATGGGTCTTTATTGGTCTTTCGCTGGCAAATCTTCGTTGTTCGCAGACACAAAAAAGCCGCCCAATGGGCGGCTTTTCAGTACTGCTTAACGCGGCCCGGTCGGGCTACCAGTTGAAGTAGATCAGCTCGTTGGCCTGCTTACCGCCCTGCCCGCCGACGGTGTGCCGCAGCGGCACCTCTTTCAGCCGCAGCCCGGCGAACACCTCGCGGATCTGCGGGTGATCGTTGATCGAGATAACCATCCGCCCCTTGATCGATCCGGCCAGCTCAGCCATGGCCTGGTACTGCTCGAAGTTGAACGCACCAGGTGCATACCCAGCAGTTTCCCAGTACGGCGGGTCCAGGTAGAACAGCGTGTGCTCGCGGTCATAGCGCCTGATGCACTCCTTCCAGTCCAGGTGCTCGATGGTTGTCCTCGCCAGCCGCAGGTGCGCCTCGCTGAGTTTCTCTTCAATGCGCAAAAGGTTCAGCTTGGGCGGCGCCGTGGTGGCGGTACCGAAGGTGCGCCCGGTTGGCTTGGCCCCGAAGCACGACTGCTGCAGGTAGAAGAACCGCGCCGCCCGCTGGATATCGGTAAGCGTGGCCGGGATCTGCATATTGGCCCAGTCGAACATCACCCGGCTTACCAGCGACCAGCGGAACTGGCGCACCAGCTCCTCCAGGTGATGGGCGACCACCCGGTACAGGTTCACCACCTCCCCGTCGAAATCGTTGATCACCTCAACCCGGCTGGGGTCTTTCATAAAGAACAACGCCGCGCCGCCGCAGAACGGCTCGACGTAGCATTCATGGTCAGGGAACTCAGGGAGGATGTGTTTAGCCATGCGGCGCTTGCCGCCCATCCACGGAAAAATCGGTGTAGACATAAGTGATCCTTGTTTTCAGCTATTGGATTCGCTTAGGCTCCGCACCCCCTGCGCAGTGGGGCGAGGCCTTGGTTGGATCACTCGGCGTGCTCGAGTGGTTCGACGTCGGGTTGGTGTTGACGCACCGGCCCGTCGCCTCGTTTATTCACTGCGCGGGGACTATTTCTCCCCCCCGCCAATCTCAAAATCTTTGAAGCGCACCACCTCCTCGCCCACCCAGTCATTCAGCAGCGCCAGGCGCGTCTGGATGGGTTCGAGTTCCAAGGTGGCCCACACCTGGGCCGCTTCCTGTGGCGAGCCAAAGCCGCCCGCGTTCTTCGGCACAATGCCCATCAGCTGCGGATACACCCGCAGCGCGGCCAGCACATCGCCCTGGGTCTGATCCTTGATCGAGTTGAATTCATCCTTCGCCGCCACCTCGCTAACCGGGATCAGCTGGATACCCTCCTTCTTGCCGTTCGGCGCGTACACGAACAGGTTGCGGAAGTTGCCCGGCCCCTTCGAGTTCTTCAGCGCCGTGCGCAGATCATCGATATCGGACTCTTTTTGCGCCGCGTCGGTCATGTAGAGGATGAAACCGGCGTGACTGCCGTTCTCGTAATACTTGCGGCGGAACAACGTCGCCGATTGGTTCAGCAGCGCCGACTGCAACGCGCAAAGCCACTCCGGCAACCCGTAAATTTCCTGGTGTAGATCCAGCTCGCGCAGGTGGAAGATGCTGCCCTGGTCGAATTCGTGCTCATCCTTCCAGCCCTGCACCTGAAAATAACGGTCGTCTTTGCCCACCCGCATGTACTTCGCCAGGGTTGGTTTCAACGCCATCCGCGTGCCGATCACCGAGCGCCGCGCCTCAACGTAGCCGTTGCCCAGCGCCAGATAGTCCTGGGCGTACTGGTCAAACGCCTCACGGCTCAGCAACTTGTGCGGGATAAAGGTGCGCGTCAGCTGGTTGCGCTTGAAGCGCAGGCCTGAATCAAGGTGCACGCTGGCCTTAACCGAGCGCGCCAGGCCGTCCAGCGACAACGGCGGCTCATACCAGCGCCCGTTAAACCAGCACTCCAGGTAGTCGAAAATCTCCCGCCCGGATAACACCGACTCAGGCTCACCGAACGTAAATGCCACCGTCCGGTGATCGCTTACCGCCTGCGCTGTGGCCGCAACAGCCACCTGATTGCCTGTACTCATCAAAAAAGCTCCATCCGCCCGGTATTGGCAGCGGTCTGCCCTTCGAGCGGTTCGTGGTGTAGTGCGTGGAAAAGCGCCCAGGCCAGGTCGGCGTGGCCGGTGGTGTCATTGCGCCCGGCGCTGTACGTGAACTGGCGCCCGCTGGCGGTGATGGTTTTGCGAATGGCCATGAGGGATTGCGCGAAGTCGGTCCAGCCGGCGTCGAACTCCAGCCGGCCCTTGTGGATCACGTCATAGGCTTTCAGCACCAGGCGCGTCTTCACCTCGGGTGAATAGCTAAACGTCGTCAGCCCAGGGAAGAACTGCCGCACCAACTGCGCCACGCCTGAGCCCATGCCGGTGGTATCAATACCGATGTAGGTCACCCAATAGCGCTGGGTCACCATGCGGATGGCCTCGGCCTGGGCGTCGAAATTCATCCCCCGGAACTGGTGCCGCTCCAATACGCGGAACTTGCCGCCCGGCACCATCGGCGGGGCAACCACCACCAGGCCCGAACTGTCGCCGGTTTCTGCTGGGTCATAGCCCACCCAAACCTGCCGGTCAGCCAGTGGGCGCGGCGCCAGTGGCCTGAAGTCCTCGGCCCACTCAACCCAGCTATCCACCATGCACGGCTGCAGCATGGCCAGCGGGAAGATGCTCGCGCCATCGTCCACAAACTGGCACATCAGCAGGTTTTGGAAGGCCTCAGCGTCGTATTCCTGGCGCAGCTCTTCGAGGTCGAACAGGTCGCAGCCACGCTGCTCGGCATCAAGGATGGTGACGATCTGCCGCCACACCTTGTCCTCACACAACCGGCCCTGTTGCAGCGCATCGTGGGAGATATCCACCGATATGCGATTGGCGGCCGGCTTGCCCTTGTTGAAGCGCTCACCCGTCCAGAAGGTGTAGGCCTCATGGGCCATGCTCGACGGCGTGCTGAAATACGTGCGGCGGTATTGCTTCTGCATCGCCATGCCCGAGGCGACCTTGTTCAGTTCCTTAAACTTGAACGTCCAGAAGAATTCGTCGAAGTAGAAGTTGCCGTGGTAGCCCTGCGCCGTGCGCGCGTTGGTACCCAGGAAGTGCAGCTCGGCGCCGTTGGCCAGGATGATCGGGTCGCCAGTCAGCTCAACCCCGCACACCTCACGGGCAAAGCTCTGGATATACGCCTTGAAGATGTGCGCCTGGTTCTTCGAGGCCGACAGGAATATCTGGTTACGGCCAGTGGTCAGCGCATCAATCAACGCCTCACGGGCAAAGTAGAACGTGGCACCGATCTGCCGGCTTTTCAGGATGGCCCTGGTGCGCTGGTTGCCCGCTTTGTACCAGTCCAACTGGTAACCGAAGCACCCATCGATAAACGCCTCAGTGAGCAGCTCGATATGCTCCTCACTGAACTCATTGCGGCTCGGCTTCTTCTTCGGCCCGCTGTTGCGGTCATGCAGTTTAGGGTTTAACTCAGCCTCAGTACCGCCACCCTTGAAGCGCTCAATCCGCGCCTGGCGCTCAAGCTGGCGGTGCAGCAGGTCAATTTCCTTGAAGTCCCCGCCCGATTTGCCGTCTTTCAGAATCAGCTGCACCAGGCGCGCTTCCAACGCCCCGCCGATCCGCTCTACGTTGTCTGCCCGGTCCCACTCATCGCGGGCCTTCCAGCTGTGCACGGTGCGTTCCTTCTCGCCCAGGTAATCGGCGATATCGGTGACGCGCCAACCCGTCCAGTACAAAAACTTGGCCTGGCGACGGTTATCACGGACGGGAATTTCAACGGCAGCATTCATGGCGCAGATGCTGCCTCGCACGCGCGTGGTGTACCCGCGCCGCACCTTGTAAAGGCGCGCCCTACAAGGTCGCCTCGTTGCCCGTAGCGCGCCAGCTCACGAACATGCCCTCAACGCAACGGCAGCACGCCGCCAACGCATCGAGGACAGCACCAATGGCCGCCACCACCCAACCAGCCAAGAAATACCGCTCCAAGTGGACCCGCATCGCCGTTGAGGGCGCGACCACCGACGGCCGCAATATCGACCGTACCTGGATCGAAGACATGGCCGCCCAGTACAACCCCAACACCTACGGCGCGCGCCTCAACTGCGAGCACATCAAGTGGGCATGGCCGGGCGGTGAATTTGGTGCCTATGGCGACGTGCTGGCACTCAAGGCTGAGGAAGTCGACATCGGCGGTGCCAAAAAACTGGCCCTGTTCGCACAGATCGAACCCAACGAAGCCCTGCTCGCCCTCAACAAAGCAGGCCAAAAGGTCTACACCTCGATTGAAGTGCAGCCCAAGTTCGCCGACACCGGCAAAGCCTATTTGATTGGCTTGGCCATCACCGACAGCCCCGCCAGCCTGGGCACCGAAGCCCTGAGCTTTAGCGCAACCCACGGCAACCTCGCCAACCGCAAACAGGACAAAGACAACCTGTTCAGTGCCGCCGAGGAAGCCCAACTCGAATTCGATGAAGTCACCGACGAACCCAGTGTTTTTGCGGCCATCAAAGCCAAGCTCGGTGATTTCATCAAAATGAGCAAGGACAAAGAAGGCAAGGACGCCAACACCTTCTCCGACATCGGTGAAGCCCTGGAAAGCCTGGTGACCCTCGCCACCCAGCAGGCCGACAAAGCCGAAAAAACCGGCACCGCCCTGGCCGCGCTGCAGCAGCAGTTCGCCAGCCTGGAAACCGAGCTGAATGCGCTCAAAACCAAGCTGGGCCAGACCGCCGACCACAAACAGCAACACCGCCCGCCAGTCACAGGCGGCGACGGCACCTTGCTGACCGGCTTCTAACCCCACGGCCAAAAACTGAAAAGCCTATTCACCGGAGAACACCCCCATGCGTAAAGAAACTCGCTTTGCCTTCGCCGCCCTGGCCGTGCAGATTGCCCTGCTCAACGGCGTGGCCAGCGCCCACGAAAAATTCAGCGTTGACCCGAGCATTCAGCAAAAGCTGGAAGTTGCGGTGCAGGAGTCCGATGGCTTCCTGAAACAAATCAACATCATTGGCGTTGACGAACAGTCAGGTGAAGCCCTGCTGCTGGGCGTCAACGGCCCAGTGGCCAGCCGCACGGATACCTCCGGTGGCACCCCGCGTAGCCCGCTGGCCCGTCAAAACCTGAGCAAAGACGCCTACACCTGCAAACAAACCAACTTCGACAGCGCGGTCCCATACCCGCTGCTCGATGCCTGGGCTAAGTTCCCGGACTTCCAGATCAAGCTGAGCAACGCCATCATCCTGCGCCAGGCCCTGGACCGCATCATGATTGGCTTCAACGGTACCAGCGCTGCGGCAACTACCAACCGCGCCACCAACCCACTGCTGCAAGACGTCAACATTGGTTGGCTGCAGAAGATCCGCACCGGCGCACCAGACCGCGTGCTGGATGAAGTAGTTGCAGCCTCCGGCGAAGTCACCCTCGGCGCGCGCAAGGTCATCAAAGTGGCAGGCGTGGACACCGTCTTCGAAGGCGACTACGCCACCCTGGACGGTCTGGTATTCGACGGCATCCAGATGCTCGACCCATGGCACCGCACCCGTCCGGATCTGCGCGTGATGGTTTCGCGCAACCTGATGCACAGCAAATTGCTGGCCGCCGTGGAAAAGGGTGCCGACTCCAACCAGGAAGAAAACGCCGCACAAGAGATCGTCAGCCGCGCCCGCCTGGGTGGCCTGCCGGTGGTCGACGCCCCGTTCTTCCCGGACAACACGGTGCTCATCACCACCCTCAGCAACCTGTCCATCTACTACCAGAACGGTGCCCGTCGCCGTCACCTGAAAGATGAGCCAGAGCTGGACCGTGTTGCCGACTACCAGTCGTCCAACGAAGCCTACGTGATCGAAGACTTTGGCCTGGTCGCACTGATCGAGAACATCACCCCAGTCGACTACCCAGAACCGACTGAAGCCTAAGAGGTTCGCCATGCAGCAGCACCTCACACCCGCCCAACGCAACCAGCTGCGCAAACGCGCAGCCCAGGAGGCCGCCGCCACCGCGCCGGCCATGAGCATGCACGGCGCTAATGCCTACGAGCAGCAACTCGCTCAATTGGCCCAGCACCGTGCGCGCCTCAAGCAGGTGCAGTCCAACCAGGGTAAGGCCGACCTCAAGGCGCAGCTGCTGCCTGAGTACGTGCCCTATGTGCAGGGCGTGCTGGCTGCTGGCAACGGTGCCCAGGATGAGGTGCTCACCACCATCATGCTCTGGCGCATCGATGCCGCCGACTACCCCGGCGCGCTGGAAGTGGCCGAGTACGTCATCAAGCACAAACTGAAAATGCCGGATCGCTTCGAGCGCACCACCGGCACCCTGATCGCCGAGGAAATCGCCGAAGCCGCCCTCAAGGCCCAGAAGGCTGGCGACAGCTTCCCGCTCTCGATTCTGGAGAACGCAGCTGCCATCACCGCCGAGCAGGACATGCCCGACCAAGCCCGCGCCAAGCTGCACCTGGCTATCGGCAAGGCTCTGGCGGCAATTCCTGATGATGCAGCAGATGGTGCGCTGGTACGCCTGGAAGAAGCCAAGCAACACCTGGCCAAAGCCATCGACCTGCACAGCAACTGCGGCGGCAAAAAGGATCTGGAGCGCGTCGAACGCCTCCTCAAGAAACACGCTGCGCCAGCAACACCGGCCAGCTAACCGAGCGTCCCCACGCACCCCGGCGGCTCGGGGCTGATCAGCCGGGTACTCCTTCCCGCACTGTGACGCCCCGACCAC